ATGAAAAAAATCTTTTCATTATTCAAAATACAGAAGGAAGAACGCTTATTGGTGCTTTTCTTCTTGATTGTTTTGGTGGCTTTAAATGGTTTAGTGATCAATCTTTACTATGATAAGTTCACTCCTTTTACCCGATTCTACTGGCCTTTGTTCATCAGAAACTTTCATGTTTCGGGCTTTGATCCTATCACTTACTCGATCATTAGCGACTGGTGGGCGGGCTATAACGTATATCGTCACCCCTTGTTGGCCTTCTTTATGTATCCGTTCTACCTGCTTAACAAGCTGTTAATGTATGTAACGGGCATCAATTGCGCCATTTTCATTATGCCATTTTTGCAAACTTTCTGCGGAATATACGGCTTTGTGTTCTTCTATCGCATATTGCGTACATCGCTGAAACTACGTCGTTTCGATGCAAGTTTATTAACGATAATGCTCTTTTCGTTTGCTTATATCTTGCTGTCGTGCATCGTTCCCGACCATTTCATCATGTCGTTCTTTATGCTTGTATTCACTTTGTATGTGGCTTCGCAACGAATTGATAAACAACTGTTGCTCACTAAGAGGCAAACCGTTTTGCTCTTCGTGGTAACGGGTGGTATTTCGCTGAACAATGGCTTAAAAGTTTTCTTGGCATCTCTATTTGTTAACGGCAAAAAGTTCTTCAATTGGCGTCATCTTCTCTTAGCTATTATCTTGCCATCTGCAGTGATGTGGGGCGTAAGTAAGTGGGAATATAAGGCAATGGTGTGGCCTGTTGAAATGCAACGAAAGGCTGATAAACAAAAGAAAGACAAGGCTTTGAAGGCAAAGCAAATTCAAAAGATACAGCTACATCTTTGAGGATTGGAATGGGGCAGCGGAAATGGCAGATAGAATGACGTTGCCAGCTATTATGTGTATCTTGCCTGCAGGTGGATATTTAGACTTTAATCGTGGACGTGTTAAAGATAGTGTAGATATTGCTTTGGCTTTTGTAGACAAAGTAGTTAGAGACGCCAACGGAGACGATAACGAGAAAGTCTATACTCAAATGAAACAAGCTGCAGGGACTTTTATTAATGCTATGAATGAAAGCAGATATTTTGAGCCGATAGATGGGAAGATAAGATACCACACGATATTAGAGAGTGCGAGTTCCTATTTTACAGGCGTATTTGTTGAATTGAGTGTTAAAGAAATTGCAGGGGCTTGCTTATGAACGGTAGTGAAGTAAAGGTTATTCTTTGTGAAGAGCTGGAAAGCCTAAAGAAACAAATAATAGAGCAGCATTTCGCAGCAGGACAAAAAGCAAGTGGGAGGACGGCAGCAAGCCTCCATATCGAAGCAAGCGAAAGCGAGGCTACTCTATACGGCAGGTCTTTCTTTGACGTGTTGGAGACAGGACGTAAGGCAGGAAGAACACCGAAGAACTTTCAGGCTATCATAAGACAATGGATGTCGGACAAAGGAATTGTAGCTACCCCGATACCATATAAAACAAATAGACCTCATAAGTACACACCACAGGAGCGAGGCGATATGGCGTTATCTTATCTTATAGCAAGGAAGATAAGGAAAGACGGAACAAAGTTATATCGTGATGGTGGCAGGTCTGATATATACTCGAATGTAATACCAGCAATAAAGGAGAGGATAAAAACACGTATAATGGGCTTGTTACGTGTCGAATTTAAGAATATTAAACTAAACAATGTTGATGTATGAGAGAGCAGACGAAAGATAATATAACGTTGTTATACCCCGAAGAATTGGGGTTTGCTTTTAACACGTGCTTACTTATTGCAAGTGGAGAGAGATTAGAGAGAATAGGCGTAACGATAACTGGAGAGGATAAGAAAGAAAGAGTATATTTTGACAGCCTCAACGGTAAATGCTATGGAGATATCAAAGAATACGTGCAGACGTTTTTCGACACTCTCTCCTTTGGGAAGATAAGCTACGAAGAGAAAGAGAAAACAAAAATGGGAATGTTGCTTTCTTTTGAGATAGTGGCGATAAAAGATAATCAAAACAGTGTAGCTTTCAATTTCGATGTATATTATATTTGGGGTGCTTTGAAATTAGGAGGAAAGGAAATTTACAACGACTATCGAACATTAACGTGGTTTAGAGGGTATCCATTTACATTTGGCATATATGCAGCAGGGAATAGTTCGCTACTGTTATCTAAAGACGGTGTTGCGGATAGCTTTGTGGAGATACCCGAACAAGGAGTATGGAACGTCCCATTAACGTTGTTGGATAACGCACAAAATTATTACGATATAGATGTTTGTTTAGGAACGTTTACAGCTGTTACGTTTGATAGGTCTTTTGATTTGACTTTTCAGTATAGATTTGATGGCACGCAAACAAAGAAATTACGTATCAATATAGTAGATGCGTGTGTAGATGGTGGTGTATATTTACGTTGGATAAATAGGCACGGCTTTTATTGTTATTACTTGTTTAGGAGAGGAGAAGAACAAATAAAAACGACAACAGATAATTTGTTTGTAAGAAATAACCTACTAACATACGATGAGGCGTACGGATATCAAGGCTATACAGGGAGACAGCAGCAGATGAAAAGAGAAGATGTCGTTTCGTTGTGTGCGCCATTGGTGGATAGTGAGACGTGGGATATGTTATTTGATATCGCTACATCACCGTGCGTGGATATGTTTGCAGGATATAAGGACGGAGAAGGGGCGAAGTGGTTATCGGTAACAGTAGTTGCAGGGAGTTATACAAAGATAGGAGCAGTATTACAGGATTTCATTTGCAGTATTCAATTACCCGATATTAATATACAAAAGCTATGATAGACGAAAGATTATATATAGATAACAAGTTAGTAGATATTGATACAGGCACAAAGGTAACAATGTCGATAAAGAGCAACTTGTTTCGTGATGTGTCAAAGATAGCAAGTAACAATACTTATACGGTAAGGTTGCCAAAGACAGTGCGTAACCAAATGATATTAGGACACGCAGACTTGGTGCAATCACAAGAAGGATATGCTTATACATCGCACAAGGCACGTTATTTTAGAAATGGCGTGGAGGTCATAAAAGACGGCAAAGTAACGGTACTCAAAGTATCTGAAAATAGTATCGAAATATCTATATTATGGGGACTATTTGGCAGCTTTAGCCAGCTACTGAAAGACGGAACTACGCTAAATCAATTAAGTAGCGATGCAAAGATATTGTATAACAAAGCTAATACGCCTATCAATTTCGAGGAGAGCAAAACGGAAGGATATTTTTACGCAAATTACGATGTGTGGAATAACGAAGCCGTTATAGATTACAAATGGAGTAGCGGTTGTAATATGTTAAGTCCTCGAATTGGGAATAATATAGAAACGGAGAGTTACGGGAGATACAAGATAGAAAAGAAAGACGGTGATGCGTTGTACAATTTACACCCCGTAGTAAAAGCGTCGTGGTTATTGGAGCAAATAAAGAAAGATAAAGGTGTAGATTTTCGCTTTAGCAGAGAGGCGAAAGAATATATAGACACGTTTGTAATACCTTTAATTTCGAGAAAGAGCAACGAACTTACATTTCAAGGAGGCTACGAGGCAGAATTATTACCAACGAAGAGAATAGGAGCAATAACACAAAACGTTATCGAACCAAATGCCATTTTAGATGCTCATTCAGGAGACCAAATAGAAGAATTTAGGGTAAATGCTGACGTTAATATAATTTTCGATATACGGGGTAAATGGGCGTTTGACTTAGAAGATGTACGTCCTATTGGCTTTGTTGGTGGTGGTACGTTTGGTGGCAAAGATGGTGTTACTACTGATAATAGATGCGATGATTACGCATTTGCCTACGGTGCGTGGTTAAAGGTTGTTGTAAGAAATGGAGGAGAAGAGGAAGAATATGTGATAGGAAACGATAAGGAGCATTTCAGAGTAACAGTGCCACAGGGTTATAAAGGTGCGTGCAGCTATGAAAATAAAGGATATGGCAAAATCGAAATTAAGAAAGATAGCACGGTTAGAGTAGAATGGATAACGCAAGGCTTTCTAAAAAACGCACGCTTTACGGGTGGCTATATGAAAGCTACAATGTCAGCAGGAGATGATGTACCAGTAGGTGGATATTTTCCTATTATTTACAACCTTCCAAAAATTAAAGTAGTTGATTTCGTGAAATTCTTAGCAGCTGTTACAGGTACTTTTCCTTTGCAGATGTCAGAAAATAAAGTTGTAAATTTCGTTCCACTATCTACCATTTGGGAGAATAAGAGAGAGGCGAAAGACTGGACACGTAGGCTAATAGCACAAGGCGCAGAAAATAAGCCTAAAAGCATAGACTTTGACGTTAATGAGTATGCACAAAACAATTTGTATAAGTGGAAAGAGGACGAAAGGACGAAAGGAAATTACAACGGAAATTTAAAAGTTAGCAACGACACGTTGGACAAAGAGAAAGTAGCTTTTGAATTTCCATTTGCAGCCACAGATGGAAATAACGTGCCTATGTATGGCGAGGGAGAAAGTAAAAGTACTGAATTGTCAGGCGGTGTAGAGTTGGGGGATAAAAAAGGAAATATCACGAAAGACAAAGGTCCGACTTATAAGGCTTGCAAAGATAGGATATTGAGAATAAAAGCAGACGAGAAAGGCAAAACGATGGCTTTTTTTGATATCAATATGCAAGAAATAATAGATACGAAATATAGAAATATTGTTGATAGCTTGCAAAGAGTAAAGCTAATAACAGAAACTATAAAGATACGAGAATTAGAACTTGTCAATTTTGACGAAACAAAGCCTATTTACTTAGCGCAATATGGTAGTTATTTCGCTATTACGGAGATAAAAGCAGACGATACAGGCTTGGCAGAAGTTACGATGTTACAACTTTATTATAATATTTAAGAGATATGAGTACAGAAGAGCAGCAAATATTAAATATTAAGGTAAATTACGAAGACGCAATATATGGCATAATTCGCTATAAAGAAAAGTTAGAAGAATTAAAAAAGGCACAGGAGGAACTAAAGCAGAAATACGAGGACGGAAAGGTTACATACGATGAGTATGCAACGAGTATGGTATCTATTGAAGAGCAAACGAAGTCCCATAAGACTACTATCCGTGAACTTTCAAAGGAAGTGCAGAACAATATAAAAGTAGAGAGAGAGCAGGAAGGCTCTTTAAAGTCTTTGCGTGCAGAGTTGAGTAATGCTACAAAGAAATACGATGCTATGTCTAAAGCAGAGCGAGAAGGAGCTAAAGGACAGGAATTGAAGAAGCATATAAATGAGATAGCGGACGAGTTGAAAGCAGCGGAGGAAGAAACTCAAAGATTTCAACGAAGTGTAGGTAGTTATGAGGCGAGCATTAAGTCAGCTTTGGGGATAAATAGCGAGTTCGCTAACTCTATTATGAATATGAGTGCAGGAGGAAAAGGTTTAGCAGGCGTATTCGATGGAGCTATAACAAGCGCAAAAGCATTTGGCACTACACTTATGGGTTTTATGACTAACCCCGTGTTTCTTTCTCTTGCTGGAATTGCAGGTGTTGGTGTAGCGTTTAAATGGTTCTTCGACTACAACAAAGGAATAGAAGAAAGCACACGTTTAACACGTGAGTTCTTAGGTGTTACAGGAGATAGTTTGGAGGCTATACGAAACGATATACAAGCTACAGCAGATACTTACGGCAAAGACTACAAAGAAACATTAGAGGCTGTAGATGTTCTTACGTCTCAATATAGGTATGACGCAAAGGAAGCGTTGCAGATAATTAACGATGGCTTTCAAAGTGGCGCAGACCTTAACGGTGATATGATAGCGAAGATAAAGCAATACGCACCAGCCTTCCACGATGCAAGCATTGGGGGCAAAGAGTTGGTAGGCGTAATACAGCAGACACGTAGCGGTATCTTCTCTGACAGTGGTATGGACTTAATACAAATGGCGAGTAAGAAGATACGTGAGATGTCGAGCAAGACGGCAGGTTCTTTGGACGCTATCGGCATAAGTTCTAAGAAAGTACAGAAAGATTTAGAAAGCGGTGCCACGTCTACATTTGACGTTATAAAAATGGTTAGTACAAAATTAAAGGAGATACCACAAAACTCACAGGCGGTAGGAAATGTGTTAAAGGACGTCTTCGGCAAGCAGGGTGCAAATGCTGGTCTAAAAATGATAGAGCAGTTAGACACGATGAATATTGACCTTAACAAGTTAAAAGATACTACTGGAGAGTATGGGAAAAAGGTAAACGAGCAGAGAGAGGCAAACGAGGAACTAAACGGAGTTATGTCGGCTATGTTCGATATGAGTCAAAAAGGTTTCGGCAGTATGCTGGCTAATGCAAAGCTATTTGTAACGAGGGGCATTATAAGTATGCTAAAAGGCATAATGAATTTGACAAACAAGATAATAGACCTTTACAATGAAAGTGCGGTATTTCGCGGCTTAATACAATTAATAATAGCACTGGTAAAGTCATTCGGAAGCATTACAAGAGGCGTATTCAACGTTATAATAGATGCTGCAAAAATGGCAGGTAGGGCGATGAAAGGACTTGCACAAATAATAGAAGGACTTGTAACGTTTTCGTGGAGCAAAATCAAGGAAGGCTTTGCAACGGCAATAACAGGAAACTTTACAAAGACGTTAAACGAGGGATTTTCTGACATAAAGAAAACAGGTAGTTCGGTGGCAAATAATTTCGTAGATGGTTTCAATAAAACTTTAAAAAATAAGAAAATAGAACATATAAAGGTATCGGCATACGTAAAAGAGGAAAAAGGAAGCGCAACGAACACAGAAAATAGAGCCTCGTCTCCTATAAAAGCTACAGGAGGAAAGAAGAGCAAAGGAAAGAAAGGTAAGAAAGCAAGTAGCGGAAAGAAAGGTATTTCAGCAGAGGAAATGGCGAAGAAAGAAGAGGAGGCAATAAGAAAAGCGGAAGACCTTTTAATGCAGCTTGTTGAGCAGTCAGAGGAGCAAAGAAGAAAAGCTATAGAAGTACAGTACGATAGACAAATAGAAGATGTAAAGCGAAAGTTAGAAAGAGAAAAAGGACTAACGTTAAAAGCAAAGCAGGCGTTAAATACACAGATTGACACTTTGGAGAAATTAAAAGCAAAGAAACTTTCGGAATTTGACACGCAGACAAAAGAGGAGGCGTTAAAGAGAGAGGAAACGTATATAAGTAATATGCTTGCATCGGTCGAAAAAGGTTCTAAAGAGGAATACGACCTAAAAGTTAAGAGCATTCAGACGGCTTACCAATTGGAATTAGAAGAAGCACGCAAGCAGGTGATGAACGAAAAGGACAAAACAAAGCTGTTAAGGTCAATAACGGAGAAATACTACAAAGAGGAAGAAGATGCGTACAAAGAGCATAAGAACAAGCTGATAGATGAGCAGACGAAAGCTATAGAAGACAGATACAAAGAGAAGATACTCGAAACGCAGATAGAGAGTAACGGTACAGATGAGTTAGAAGTGTTGCGCTTGCAATACGAGGAAAAGCAGGCGTTGTTGGAAGAAGCGCAACAAAAGGAAGGCGAGACTATCGAAGAATTTAATGCACGGAAGCTACAAATGGCGTGGGAGGCGCAGCAGGCAAAACAAGCAGTAAACGAAAAGGAAATAGAAGTTGAAAGCGCAAAATATCAGGCTATTTCGCAGATGATGGGCGGGTTAGGTCAAGTTGCAGAGGCTTTTGGAGAACAAAGCAAAGGACTTGCGAAGATGGCTAAAGTAATAGCGTTAGGAGAGATAGCCGTAAATACAGGCGTTGCTATTGCAGCAGGTATTAAACAGGCACAAAGTGTACCATTTCCTGGCAATATTGCAGCGATAGCAACAACGGTAACGCAAGTGTTAGCAGGTATAGCATCTGCAATTAAGACGGTGAAGTCTGCAAAGTTTGCCAAAGGTGGTTTAGTAACAGGTCCTGGCAGTGATACAAGCGACAGTATACCAGCACATCTTTCCAACGGTGAAAGTGTACTAACAGCATCGGCAACGAGAATGTTTGCCCCAGCATTGTCGGCTTTCAATCAAATAGGCGGTGGCGTGCCTATTATAAATAACATTGGTAGTAATAGCCAACAGATGGGCGAGGACTTTTTTGTTAGAGCTTTTGCACGTGGTATGGCGATGGCTCCACGTCCAGTCGTTAGCGTGGAGGAGATAAACAAAACTAATAATAGAGTTGAAACGATAGAAAGGTTAGCTACTATATGAAACAATACGAATTACTTAAAACAACGGAGAGCTTATTAGCCGTACTCGAAAAGAACGGCATAGAGGTAAAAGACGTAAAATATTTAAAGCTATACGAAGAATATGTAAGATTAAAAGACGAGGGACATAAGGTAGGGTATATTGTGTATTATCTTAGCACACAATACGAGTGTGGGGAGGCTACGATATATAGGGTGATAAAGAGAATGAATAAAGAATTAGTTTAATTTCATATCTGAAAATTTGTTTTGTTTTAGTGTCTTGTCCGTGAGGATAGGACACTTTTTGTTTTGCTATCTTTTTATGATAGTAAGCAAAAGGAATAATAAAGAATTTATTTATATTTATAAAGTATCTTTGTATATCATTTAAATTAATCTTATGGCGGTATTAAAGATATACAACGATATTCAGACGGAAAAGGAGAAAAACGACTGTGTCCTTTGGGGCGAAACGGCAGGCGTTTGCTTTAAGGACGTGGACGAATTTTGCGCAAGCATACCCGAAGATGATAACACTATTGAAATACGCTTACATTGCGATGGTGGTTCTGTTATTGAAGGTTGGTCTATTTACGATAGGTTAAGAACTGATTATTCTTATCCGCAAGCCACTTATTTTCACCAATTTGGTACCAAGTGTAATCACTTGTTTTTTCAATAGAAAGTACAGTAAACTTCTCTCCATGTTTTGCACTTCCTACTACATCAAAGTTTGTGCCTGCACCTGCACGAATATTCAAGGAGTCAATTACAACTTCAACTTCACCTAGCGTCTCCGGAGTAGGCTCTGGAGTTGCAGAAGTTTCTGGAGTAGCTGTAGGTTCTGGTGTTGCATCAGAGTTTGCAACTACGCTAGTTGTCTCGTTCTTAGAGCCAAAGAGTGATTTGAAATCAAACTTTCCACCCATTGAATCATATACAATCCAAAATAGGCCAGCCAATAACATTAATGTTAAAAGCACGATTAATAGTTTCACAAAGAAACTTCCACCCTTGGATTCCTCTTCTTCAATATCATCAACAGCTTCATCATTATCATCAAATAATTCCTTCTTGATAACTTGGGTTGCAGAGGAACGTACCTCTTGTTCATGAGAAGTTGGTGCTGACTCTTCCTTCACTGTTGGAAGCGATAATGTATCCTCAATTTCATCAGATACTGTTGGTATCTGCATCGTATTTTCATCAGAGCCTGATGTGGATGGTAAATCTGGGAATTGTACTTCTTTACTCTCTTCTTGTGGAAGAGCTGGTGTTTCTACAGGTTTAGCAGTTTCTTCTGGTTGCGTAAATACACCACTGAGAATATCATCCTCTGCTGACTGTAGCGCAAGGTCATCTTGCATCTTTAAAACGAGTGCACGCTGTGATACTGGATTTAACTTATCCATTAACACAATGAGTGTACCTAAGTTATAACCTCCACTCATCAGTGTGTCTTTAGCCTCTGTTAACCAACTCATTACAGACTGTGGTGTGCTCATCAATAGTTTTGCACTTTCCTCAATGGATAAACCATCATATAGGTGAAGTGCCAAAGAAGCTCTAGCTCCCGTGCTAAGCTTATCCATCATCTCTAACACTTGGTACTTCTTGCCTTCAACTGTTTCAGGTAAAACCGCCATATAGTTAGGAATTTCATCCGCTTCTGTGTACATGTTACTGTTAGTTGTAGATTCTTCTAAAGGTAATACGTGGGCAATAGCCTCCTTACGAACAATCTCTGCTGCCCAGCACTCAAACCATTCTGGATTCGTTACTTCCTTTAGACTTGAAAATACCTTCTTTAGGCCAGCCTGTTCTACTTTTCTAGCTTGTTCATGATTGGCCACATATAATCTTGTAATAAAATACATCTTATCTGAAATACGTCTTAGTATTTCCTTTGCGGCTTCAATGTCACGTTGTTTTGCTTTTGTTAGTAATTCCTGTATTGTCTGATTTTCTGACATAATTCCCTCCGGTATTAATTCTTCAAACTATGTATCGGGGCCGGGATTCTTCCACCACGATTAATTAGTTTATCTGCTTTTGTCATCTTCACTGGCATGATTGGTCCTTCACCTAAAAGACCACCAAATACTAGTTTATCTCCTGCATCCATGCCAATTGCTGGTATCAATCTACATGCCGTTGTTTTATTGTTTATCATACCGATAGCAGCTTCATCTGCAATTATAGCAGATAGTGTCTCCGCTGTCGTATCCCCAGGCACAATAATCATATCTAATCCAACGGAACATACCGCCGTCATTGCTTCTAATTTTTCAATTGTAAGAATTCCTTGCTCTGCTGCCGAAATCATTCCAGCATCTTCTGATACTGGAATAAACGCACCAGATAAACCACCTACACTTGAAGAGGCCATGACGCCACCCTTCTTTACCGCATCATTTAACATAGCTAGTGCTGCAGTTGTTCCAGGACCACCACACACTTCTAGACCAATCTCTTCAAGGATTTGGGCAACGGAATCACCTACCGCAGGTGTTGGAGCTAATGATAAATCGACGATTCCAAAAGGAACATTCAACCGTTGTGATGCTTCACGACCAACAAGTTGTCCCATTCGAGTAATCTTAAATGCAGTTTGCTTGATGCAAGCCGCAACCTCATCCATGCTCGCATGTTCTCCAAGTTTTTGTAATGCTGCGCGAACCACACCAGGCCCTGATACACCAACATTAATAACACAGTCTGGTTCAGATACACCATGGAAGGCACCTGCCATAAATGGGTTATCTTCAACCGCATTGCAGAATACAACAAGTTTTGCTGCACCAAAGCAGTTATCATCCTTTGTAATCTCTGCACACTCACGAACAATCTGCCCCATTACCTTAACTGCATCCATATTAATTCCAGCTTTCGTAGAACCAATATTAACACTTGAACAAACTATATCTGTTTCCTTTAAAGCTTGTGGAATCGACATAATCAGTTCACGATCTCCCTGTGTCATTCCCTTTTGAACCAAAGCAGAATACCCACCAATAAAGTTAATACCAATTTCTTTTCCTGCTTTATCTAGTGTCTTTGCATATTTTACACAATCACCACCCGAAACACTCTGTAATAATGCAATTGGTGTTACCGATACACGTTGATTAATAATTGGAATTCCATATTCACGTGAGATATCTTTTGCGACCTTTACTAGGTCTTTTGCTTTTGTTGTAATTTTCTTGTAAATCTTCTCGCATGATCGATCAATGTCTTCATCTGCACAATCCAACAGGGAAATCCCCATCGTAACTGTACGAATATCTAGGCAATCCTCCTCAATCATATGAATCGTTTCCAGAATATTATCACTTTCAATACGCATAGATTCACCTATATTGTATGCATGCTATTGAAGATATCTTCATGCATGACATGAACTTTGAGATTTTGTGCATTCCCAGCACTTTCTAAATCATCAGCGACTTTACGGAAATTTTCCAGATTACTTGGAACTTCCACAATCATAATCATTGTAAATAAATCCTGTAATACCTTTTGAGTTACATCAACAATATTGATTTC